AGAAAGAGTTGCTGATGTTACTAAAAAGTTAGAAAACGAAAACAACCCGTTTTTTAAGAAAAAGTTAGAACAAAGATTATCTATGCTAACAGGAAAAGTTGGTATTATTTATGTAGGAGCAGATTCTAAAGTTGAATTAAAAGAAAAGAAGGATAGGGTAGAAGACGCTATTCACGCTACCAAAGCAGCTTATCAAGAAGGTATTGTTGCAGGAGGTGGTATTGCTTTATTGAATGCAGCTACCAGCTTAAAACCAAAGAATAAAGGAGAAGAAATACTTTTTGAATCTATCAAAGCGCCTTATTATAAGATATTAGATAATGCTGGTATTGTTGAAATTAAAAAGCCTAGTGCTAGAAACAGGGGTATAGATGTTAAGTCAGGCAAAGAAGTAAATATGATAAAAGCTGGTATTATAGATCCGGTTTTAGTTACTAAGTCAGCTCTTAAAAACGCGGTGAGTGTTGTTACAACTATTATATCTGCAGATTGTGTAATAAGTAATAAAAGATTAGCGTAATGAAAGCAATTAATTATTATTTAGTAATAGAGAAAATTAAAGAAGCTCCTAAAGTTGTAGGTGGCATTGAGATGACAGAAAAGCAAGATAGTGACATTAGGTACTTAAAGGCTAAAGTTATAAGTGCAGGCGATAAAGTAGTTGGTGTTAAAAAGGGAGATTTTATAAGATATGATAAGCACGCGGGTCATGGTATTGAATGGAATGATAATTTTTATCACGTTATAAATGCTGGTGATATAGTTATAGTTGAATGAGACTAACGCCAAAAGATCTTAAAGATATAAATTTATTTAAGTATTACAGGCTTGTCAGAAGATGGGCTTGTAAGACTTATAATTTAAGAGACGCTGATCTTGAGTTGTTAATTTATCTTGATTGTAAAGAGTTTTTTACAAGAAATGAGTTTAAAAACGGAACATACACTTATAGTTGGGATAAAGATAGATGGACTAGATTAAGAAAAGAAGGTTGGATTGACGTATTTAAAGAAAGAAATAGAACATCTTCTAAATATGCTGTTTATAAGGTTTCTCAAAAATGCAAGTTATTAATAAATAGAATTTATAGAATACTGCTAGCGGAAGAGGATTTACCAACTTCAGAAAGAAGTGTATTTTACAATAATAAAACATATACAGATAAAGTTTACAATAAAGCTATTGACGATATGATTAAAGACAAAGAAAGATAATGGGGTTTAAATTAAAAGATTTTACAGAACTAGTGGGCATTGATAAAGAAACTTCTACTTATAATACACCTGTTTTTAAAAAGAATTTAGAAGGTGGTATATTAGGCGAAGCGAATAATGATGGCACTATATTTATAGATAAGTCTTTAAAAGGAAAGGATAAAGAAATAGCAGTTAACCATGAGAAAGTACATTTGGATCAAATGACTCAAGGCAGACTTCATTATGATGATAATACAGTAACTTGGAAAAAAGATACAAAATCTCCAGCTAGAGTATATCAAAGAGTAAACGGACAATTAATAGATAAACAGACAGGTAGAGTCGCTCAAGAAGGTGGTAACTTCGAATGGGAGCGTGAAGCTTATAATAAACAATAAAAATATGGGATCTAAACCAATAACAAACAAAGCCTCTAGTGCTTGCAAGATTAACATGGGCCTTGTAAGTGGTCAAGCTGATATAGCAAACTCTAAAGGGTTTGTAGATTATAGTAAATTAATGGAAGATAAAATGAATGCTGGAGGTGGTGATACTTCATCTAAAGAAGTTATTATTGAAGGTAAAGGTAAAGGTGAAGGTAAAGGTGAAGATAAATGGATTAATCCAGAAACAAAAAAATAGCAAAAATAAAAAATTGTAAATATTATGAATAAACCAATTACTAGTAGAATAAAAAGATCTCCATTACTTTTTCAAGCAGAAGGCGCAATAGATCCAGATAACCCTAGCGTTGTTACAGCCGGAGGCGTTACACAAGGTCCTGACACAACAGAAACAGTAGAAGTTAAAAGAAAACCAACAGGTGTAAGTTATAAAGAAGCGTATAAAAATGCGGATAAATCTAAATACCCTACATTTGAATCTTTCAAAAAAGCAGCTGAAGATTGGAACGCTAAAAATGCAACCACTACAGAAACAAAAACTATACCTGGTGAAAAAAATGTTTGGGAAGAAACGTTAAAAGTAAAAACAACAGGTGACGTAATGCAGCCTTGGGAAGCTCGTAGAATGTCACGTTCTATCAAAAAAGAACAAAGAGATATTCGTAGAGCTAAGATTAAAGCTGCTAAAAAAGCAGGTACATTAACGCCTGAAATGCGTAAAAAATTTAAAGCTGAAGAAGCTGGAGCTGAGCTTGCTGAGTTTGAAGCAATGGCTGAAAGAAATAAAAAATCAAGAGCTTCTGGTAAAAGAACTGGAACTTCTGATGTTAGAACCGGAGAAAGAAATATGACTTTAAGTGATCTTGGAGGAGAAACTGAACAAAAAAAATATTTAGAAGAAAAGAAAAAAAGAGAAGCTGTTAAAAAAGGTATTATTACACCTGATGAAAATGAAAAATCAGGTGCCAAAATGAATCCAAGCGCTTTTAAAATGTACGGTAAAAGCCCCACTGCTAAAAAATTAAAAGGAGCTCAAAATACACTACCTCCACATTTGCAAGATGCAATCAAAGCTGCACCAGGTAAAATGAGAGGTCCTTTAAAAAAGGGTTACTTTAAAAAATATTAATTATGGCTTATATACAGTATAACTCACCGTTTAAAAAGAAAGGAGATGCTCCATCTCGTAAGAAATCTAAAGGGTATTATAACGAAGCAAACCAGACCGGAACAGGAGCTGCTGCTGGTGGTGGTATGTCTGAAAAAGGTGTAAAAAAATATAAAGCTGATAATCCTGGTAGTAAATTAAAAACGGCTGTAACAAAAGATCCTTCTAAATTAGATCCAAACGGCAAAGCAGCTAAAAGAAGAAAAGCTTTTTGCGCAAGATCTAGAAGTTGGACTTCAGAAAGAGGTAGAGCTGCTAGAAGAAGATGGAACTGTTAAAAATAATAAATAAATAAAACCAATCATGGCATACAAACAAAAAGGCTGTACTCCAATTACAGCAAAACTTAAAAAAACAACCAAAGGAGGAATGGTTCAACAACCGTTACTTAATATGGGTGCTCCTGTAAAAATGAAATCACCTGCTAAGCAAACAGTAGGAAACGATACAAAAACTAAGCAACAAGCTTTCAAAAATGAAATGAGTAAGCAAAATAAAGCTAGAGCAGATGAATTAGCCGCTAGTAAAGCTGCTAAAAAAGCGAAAGATATAGCTTCTTATAACTCAATGATGGATAAATACCGAAGTAACGTGTCTTCATTAAGTGCTGATATAAAAAATGCTTCTAAAAGTTTTGGAAAAAATGATTATAGTATGAGAGCTGCTGCTAGGAAAGCCAAAGAAATAGCGGCTACAGAAAATAAGCTTTACAACTACGATAAAAAACACAAACCTGGAAGCACAGAAGGATATACAGCTAAAGAATACGCTATGGCTAAAGCTTCAGGAACATATGCATCTAAAGCTAAACAAAAACAAAAAAATTTAAATGCTAGAAAAGAAGGAGAAGCCGGGTGGGCAGCTGATGATCTTGCTCGTAAAAATCAAACAGGACAGTATGCAGAAAAGAAAAAAACAAAAGTAACTGGTAAAATAGGGTCAGAGCTTAGAAGAAAACAATACGATAAATTAGGCTGGGCTTACGATAATACCATTAAAGCAAGACCAAAAGCTAAAGCATTAATCCCTGAAGTAGTAACAGCTAAAGTAGCTGATGTTGTTAAAGAGAGTAAAATTATTACTCCAAATAATAATGCTAAAGTATTAGACAAAAAAACAATAAAAAAAGTAGGTAGAAAAACTAAGTCTGCTGAAAAAAAAGAAAGTAGAGCTGCAAGAGTTAGACAAAAAGGTATTGAAGCTTTAAAATCAGGTAATAAGCAAAAAGCTTTAAGACTAAAAAGAAGAGAAGAAAGAATAAATAAAAGAGCAGCTAAGAAAAGAGGACAAGCAGCAAAAGCTATAAATCCAGATAAATAATGAAAAAGATTTTTCAATGGCTTACCGGTGGCGTTATCAAAGATATTGGTAACGTCATTGATAAGCTTACTACTACAGAAGAAGAAAAGCTTTTAATTAAAAAACAAATACAAGAAATACTAGAAAAAGCCGACAGTGAGGCTCAAGAACAAGTTACTGAACGTTGGAAAGCTGATATGGCTAGTGATAGTTTTTTATCTAAAAACATTAGGCCTTTAGTTTTGGTATTTCTAACGTTTGTTTTTACGGTATTAGCTTTCTTTGATGGGAATATTGGAGGATTCCAAGTAGCTGAACAATATGTGCCTATATTTCAATCTTTATTAATAACCGTATATGGAGCTTATTTTGTAGGTAGAACTTGGGAAAAAAATAAAAAGCAAAAATAAATTACTATGATTAACGAATCTGAATTACAAAATAATTCTCATATAAATATAGACTTTAGAAAAAACCCTATTAAAATTAAAAAAACAACCGATAATAAATGGATGTTTATGGTTGGCTGCACACAGTATGCTTGGAAATTTGATAGTTGGGAATTAATGGTCGCTCAGTTAGCGTCAATACTTATTGATCCTGAAAAGTTTTATGAAGATAACAAACTAGGATTAGGTAACAGAAAGTTAAAAAATGTAGATATACACGTAATTACTAAACATATAGAAAGTCAATTAAACATTGAATAAATAATAAATTAACAATTAAATTAAATCAAATGAGTAAAATTAAAACAGAAGAGTTAGAAGCATTACAAAAAGTAGTAGGCAATATCAATAATTTGCAAATGCAAATCGGAGGAGTTGAAGCTCAAAAACATGAGCTACTACACGCGATTGCTAATGAAAATAACGAATTGCAAAAAATCCAAAAAGATTTAGAAGAAACTTACGGGAAAGTATCTGTGAATCTTCAAGATGGAGAAATTACAGAAGATGAGTCTAATAAGGAAGATTAGTATTGGTAAAGATTATAAAAGTGATGCCATGCACTATTCTGTTGGTCAGGAAGTGTATGGTGGTCACACTATAATTAATATAATTGAAGAAGAAACTAAGTACTCGATATATATTGAAAAAAACAATGAGGTATTGCCTTGGAAAGATTTTAATAAAAACATGGCAATCGCGGTTGAATATGATTTGCAATATTAATGAAAGCTTTATATAATTTTATAGTAAAACCATTAGGTAATAGATATACAAATAAAAAAAACATAAATGGTTCTGAATTAATATTAAACACAGAGCTTCATAATCATAATTATTCTAATAGAATCGCAAAAGTTTTAGCTGTACCTTTAGAAATAGATACAGAAATAAAAGTCGGAGATGAGATTATAGTTCATCATAATGTTTTTAGACGTTTTAAAGACATTAGAGGCAACGAAAAGAATAGTAGAAGCTATTACAACGAAGACACTTATTTCGTTAGCTTAGATCAAGTATTTGGATACCGAAAAAATAATGATACATTTAAAGCTTGTAAAGGTTTTAACTTTATAAAACCATTAGCTGAAAATAATATGTTTTCTAGTAATTTTGAAAAAGAAGGTATTGGTGTTTTAGTATATAAAGATCCTGAATTAGATTTCTTAGAAACCGGATCTTTAGTTGGCTTTAAACCTGGAGCAGAATATGAGTTTATTATAAACAAGGACAGGTTGTATAGAGTTCCTACCAAATCAATTACAATTAAATATGAATATCAAGGAAACGAAAAAGAATATAATCCAAGCTGGACATAAAGCTGTAGAAGAATTAATAAAAGTAGCAAAAGAAGCTATTGTTGATTCAGATGACGACATATCTGCAGATAGATTAAAAAATGCAGCAGCAACTAAAAAGCTAGCAATATTTGATGCTTTTGAAATATTAAATAGAATAAATGATGAGCAAAATGCTTTAGATGATAAACCTAAAGATACTGTTGTAACAAAAACAGTTAAAGGTTTTGCTGAAAAAAGATCTAGATAATGTACGAGCAATCATTATATAGCGTTATAACACCAATAAAGCATACAACCATCTCTAGACTAAATAGAGGTAAAAAATGGAAGTATGGCTATAATAAGGAGCATGATGTAGTTGTAATTAGCAAGACGGGTCAAATTGGTGAAATTTATAATATACAAAATTTAAAAATAGCTTTACCGAAAGAACCTGCTAAAATTGATAAAAGCATAAATAAATGGAAACCAGCAGAGTATCCAAAAGAACTTAAAGCTATTTCTAGTATTTTTGATTGGAGAGAACTTCCTGAGAAATTTCAAGAAAAATGGGAGCCATATATTGATGAAGAGTTTAAAAGAAGGGAAGAAGGTTATTGGTTTTATAACAAAAATAAGCCAACATATTTAACAGGTACTCATTATATGTATCTTCAATGGTCCAAAATAGATGTAGGTAGACCTGATTTTCGTGAAGCAAATAGATTGTTTTTTATATTTTGGGAAGCTTGTAAAGCAGATAACAGGTGTTATGGAATGTGTTATTTAAAAAATAGACGTTCTGGGTTTAGTTTTATGGCTTCAGGTGAAACTGTTAATCAAGCAACTATTAGTTCAGATGCTAGATTTGGTATATTATCTAAATCTGGTGCCGACGCAAAGAAAATGTTTACAGATAAGGTTGTACCTATTAGTATAAACTATCCATTCTTTTTCAAACCGATACAAGATGGTATGGATCGACCTAAAACTGAATTAGCTTATAGGGTCCCAGCTTCTAGGTTAACTAGAAAATCTATACAAAATAAAGAAAAAATAGAGGTTCTAGAAGGTTTAGATACAACTATTGACTGGAAGAATACAGGGGATAACTCATATGATGGTGAAAAGCTAAAATTATTAGTTCATGATGAAAGCGGTAAATGGGAAAGACCTGATAATATATTAAATAACTGGAGGGTTACAAAAACTTGTTTAAGACTAGGTTCTAGAGTTATTGGAAAGTGTATGATGGGTTCTACGTCAAACGCTTTAGATAAAGGAGGAGAAAATTTTAAAAAATTATATGTAAACTCTGATGTTACAAAAAGAAACAGAAATGGTCAAACAGCTTCTGGTTTATATTCTTTGTTTATTCCAATGGAATGGAATTATGAAGGATTTATAGATGAATATGGACATCCTGTATTTAATACGCCTAAAAGTGAAGTTTTAGATCCATTAGGAGATCCTATAGAGGTCGGAGTTATAGAGCATTGGGAAAATGAAGCTGATGGATTAAAAGGTGACCAGGACGCTTTAAACGAATATTATCGACAATTTCCAAGAACAGAAGAACACGCTTTTAGAGACGAAGCTAAAAATAGTATATTTAATTTAGCTAAGATATATGAGCAAATAGACTACAATGAAGATCTTAGTAATTCAAATGTAATTACAACTGGTAACTTTCAATGGGTTAATGGTATTAAAGATTCTAAAGTAGTATTTACCCCAAACCCTAACGGTAGATTTAAAATATCTTGGGTACCTAATGCTGCTTTACAAAATAGGCAGATAATAAAAAACGGTATAAAATACCCAGGTAACGAACATATGGGCGCTTTTGGATGCGATAGTTATGATATATCAGGTACTGTAGGAGGTAAAGGATCTAAAGGAGCTTTACACGGACTAACCAAATTTAGCATGGAAGATGCTCCTGCTAATACATTCTTTTTAGAATACATAGCTAGACCGCAAACAGCGGATATGTTTTTTGAAGATGTTTTAATGGCTTGTGTTTTTTACGGAATGCCTTTATTAGCTGAAAATAATAAACCTAGATTATTATATTATTTTAAAAGAAGAGGTTATAGAGGATATTCAATGAATAGACCTGACCGTATTTGGAATAAATTATCGGTTACCGAAAAAGAAATAGGCGGTATGCCTAACTCAAGCGAAGATATAAAGCAAGCTCACGCTGCAGCTATTGAAAGCTATATAGATAAACACGTGGGATTACTGGAAGACAATACTTATGGTACTATGTATTTTAATAGAACTTTAAACGACTGGGCTGGTTTTGATATTAACAACAGAACCAAGTTTGACGCTGCTATAAGTTCTGGTTTAGCTATAATGGCTTGTAACAGACATAAGTATTATCCAAAAGCAAATGTGCAAAAAAATAAAATAAATTTAAAAATATCAAAATATACTAATTCTGGTGTGTTTTCAAAAATAATAGAAAATTAAAAGTATGGCTAAATCTGTTATAACAAATTATTTTCCAAGTCAAATAGCAAGTGACAAAGAAAAAATGTCAATGGACTACGGAACATCTGTAGGTAGAGCTATTGAAAACGAGTGGTTTAGTAGTGATAACGGTTATGGTAGATTTAAAAGTAACCAAAACACATTTCACAACTTAAGATTATATGCTAGAGGAGAACAGAGCATACAAAAATATAAAGATGAATTATCTATAAACGGTGATTTGTCATATCTTAATTTAGATTGGAAACCTGTACCTATAATACCTAAGTTTGTAGATATTGTTGTAAATGGTATATCTGAAAGACTTTTTGACATAAAAGCTTATTCTCAAGATCCTTATGGGGTTGAAAAGAGAACAAAGTATATGGAGTCATTAATAAGAGATATGCAAACAAGAGAGCTAAATGAATTTGCTGCTCAAGAGTTTGGTGTCAACTTATTTGAAAATGATCCAGAAACATTACCTAAAAATAAAGAAGAGTTAGATTTGCATATGCAACTCAGCTATAAGCAAGAGGTTGAGTTAGCTGAAGAGCAAGCTCTAAATGTTTTATTAGAAGGTAATAATTATAATCTTATTAGAAGAAGGTGTAATTATGATTTAACTACAATAGGGATTGCCGCTGTAAAAAATACTTTTAATAAATCAGAAGGAGCTAGAATTGAATATGTAGATCCAGTTGATTTAGTTTGGTCTTATACTGATTCGCCTTACTTTGAAGATATTTATTATGTAGGAGAAATAAAAAGAGTTCATTTAAACGAGCTTAAAAAAGAATTTCCTTGGTTAACAAATGATGAATTACAAGAAATATCTTCTCAATCTTATCAAAGTAATGGTTTTTATGATAGATCAATTACTAACTACGATGAAACCGACTCAAATACTGTACAGGTTTTATATTTTAACTATAAAACTTTTACAAATGAAGTTTATAAAGTTAAAGAAACTTCTACGGGAGCATCGAAAATAATACCAAAAGATGATGATTTTAATCCGCCGCCAGAATTATATGAAGAGTATGGTATTGAAAAAGCGTCTCAATCATTAGAAGTTTTATATGAAGGTGTTAAGATACTAGGGGGCAGAATGCTTAAATGGGAGCTTGCTAAAAATATGATACGCCCTAAAAGCGATTATACAAAAGTAAAAATGAACTACAGTATTGTAGCTCCTAGAATGTACAAAGGAAGGATTGAATCTCTTGTTAGTAGAATAACAGGTTTTGCAGATATGATACAACTAACTCATTTAAAACTGCAACAAGTTATGTCAAGAATGGTTCCAGATGGAGTTTACTTAGATGCTGATGGTCTAGCCGAGGTTGATTTAGGTAATGGAACAAATTACAATCCGCAAGAGGCACTAAATATGTTTTTCCAAACAGGTTCTGTTATAGGTAGGTCTTTTACTCAAGAAGGAGATATGAATCCAGGAAAAGTGCCTATTCAAGAAATATCTACAGGAGCAGGAGGTGGAAAAATACAAAGTTTAATTGCTAACTACAACTATTATCTACAAATGATAAGAGATGTAACAGGCTTAAACGAAGCAAGAGATGGTAGTACTCCTGATTCTAGAGCTTTAGTTGGCGTTCAAAAATTAGCTGCTGCAAATTCAAATACAGCAACTAGACACATATTAGATGGTAGTTTATTTTTAACTTCTGATCTATGTGAAGGTTTGTCGCTTAGAATATCAGATATATTAGAATATTCACCAACAAGGGAAGCTTTTATACATAAAATAGGTAACCAAAACGTAGCTGTCTTAGAGGAGATGAGTGATTTATACTTATATGATTTTGGTATATTTATTGAGTTACAGCCTGATGAAGAACAAAGAGCAGTTTTAGAAAACAATATTCAAGCAGCTGTACAAAGTGGTTTAATAGATTTGTCTGACGCTATAGATTTAAGAGAAATTAAAAATATAAAATTAGCTAATCAATTACTAAAACTTAGAAGAAACGAAAAACAAATAAGAGATCAGCAAATACAACAACAGAATATACAAGCTCAAGCAGAAGCAAACGCTCAGGCTCAACAAGTAGCTGCTCAAGCTGAAGTACAAAAACAAGAGGCCCTTACGCAACAAAAAATTATATTAGAACAAACAAAAGCTCAAATAGATCAACAAAAATTAATGCAAGAAGCTGCTTTGAAAAAAGAGTTAATGCAAATGGAGTTTGAAATGAATATGAGTTTAAAAGGTATGGAAGTTCAAAGTAAAAAATCTGAAATAAAAGAAAAAGAAGATCGTAAAGATAAAAGAACCGAATTACAAGCAACTCAACAAAGCGAATTAATAGAACAAAGACAAAACAATTTACCGCCGAAAAATTTTGAATCATCAGGTAATGATATACTTAGCGGTAATTTCAACTTAGGTTCTTTTGACCCTAAGTAATAATAATAGTAATAATTATATAATATTTTATCATGTCAGAAACGAATGAAGAAGCTTTAGCAACACAAGAAGTTGTTCAAGAGCAAAAAACCGAAGAAAATAAAGCTATGTCTTATGATGATGGCATTATTAAAGTAAATTTAAACGAATTAAATAATACAACTGAAAATGCCATTCCAGAGCAAAAAACAGATGCAAGCGATGATACTATCGGACAACCCGAAAACAGTAGCGACAGCAAAGAAATGGTTGAAGAAGTACAAAACACCGTTCAAAATGAAGAACAACCCGTTCAAGAAGAACCTGAATCTGTAATTGAAGAAATACAAGAAGAAAAAGTTCAAGAGCAAGTAGTTGATCTACAAGAAGATATACAAGAAGCTATAGCTGAACAAAAAGAATTAGGAGTAGAACTTCCTGAAAATATTCAAAAAGTTGTAGATTTTATTAATGAAACAGGTGGAAGCCTTGAAGATTATGTTAAGTTAAATACTGATTACTCTTCTTTAAATGATGATCAGTTATTAAGAGAATATTACGAAACAACTAAACCTCATTTAGATAAAGAAGAAATTGATTTCTTGATGGAAGACAATTTTTCTTATGATGGTGACATAGATGATGAAGTAGATATTAAAAGAAAAAAATTAGCTAAAAAAGAAGAGCTATCAAAAGCTAAGCAGCATCTTGATAGTTTAAAAACTAAATATTACGAAGAAATAAAAGCTGGATCTAAACTAAATCCAGAACAACAAAAAGCGATTGAATTTTTTAATCGTTATAAAAAAGAAAACGCGGAAGCAGCAAAATTAGCTGAACAACAAGTTTCTACATTTAAAAACAAAACAGAAAAACTTTTTTCTAATGATTTCAAAGGTTTTGATTTCAATGTTGGAGAAAAGCAATTTCGTTTTAAAGTAAATAATGTAGATCAAGTAAAAGACACTCAAAGCGATATTAATAATTTTGTCAAGAAGTTCTTGAACGAAAAAAATGAAATTAGTGACGCAGCGGGTTATCATAAGTCTTTGTTTACAGCTATGAACGCGGATAAGATTGCCCAACATTTTTATGAGCAAGGTAAAGCAGATGCTATTAAACAAAGTGTAGCTAAAGCAAAAAACATTGACATGTCTCCCAGAGGAACTCACGAAAGTGTAGAGCAATTAGGAGGTTTTAAAGTTAAAGCAATAAATCCCGGAGCTCCTTCTAAGTTTGGAATTAAAACTAGAAAATAAAAAATTAAAAATTAAAAAATTATGGCAGGTTCATTTACAGGAAGTGCAGGAGCATTAGCTCATTTAACTCCACGTCCTACACAAACACTATTTAATGATAACTATTTATCATTATCTCAATTAGATTTTACACAACAATTCTTACCAGAAGTATACGAAAAAGAAGTAGAGCGTTATGGAAACAGAACAATCTCAGGATTTTTACGTATGGTAGGAGCAGAAATGCCAATGGCTTCTGATCAAGTTGTATGGTCTGAACAAGGAAGATTACACATTGCTTATGACGACGTAACTGTTGTATCTGCAACTTCTATCACTATTCCAGCTGTATCTGGAGCTTCTAAAAACCTTATTGGTCCTGGAGCTACAATTGTTATTGCTGATTCTACTGGTTTAACTGTTGAAAAAGCATATGTTAGCGCTGTATCTGTTGCTGCAGGTGTTGCAACATTAACAATCGCTGGTTACGCTGGAGATATTACTGTTACAGGAACTGGTAATGTAAAAGTATTTGTATACGGTTCTGAGTATGCTAAAGGAACTTCTAATGCAGGTACATCAGTAGATGCTGCTTTTGAGCAATTTAGTAACAAACCAATTATCTTAAGAGATAAATACAATGTAAACGGTTCTGATACTGCTCAAATTGGTTGGGTTGAAGTAACTACTGAAGCTGGAACTTCTGGATACTTATGGTATTTAAAATCTGAGCACGAAGCAAGAATTCGTTTTGAAGATCAATTAGAAATGACTATGATCGAAGCAGAAAAAGCAGCTTCTCCAATTACTCCAGCAGCTGGATTAGGTGGTGGATCTGAAATTACTGGATCTGATGGGTTATTCTCAGCTTTAGAAAACAGAGGTTTAGTATATTCTGATGCTGACTTTGGCGGAACTGATGGTTTAGCTGACTTTGATTTAATCTTACAAGAATTAGATAAGCAAGGAGCTATTGAAGAAAACATGATGTTCTTAGATAGAGCTTCTGCTTTAGGTATTGATAATATGTTAGCAGCTCAAAATTCTTATGGTGCTGGAGGTACTTCTTATGGAGTATTTGACAACTCTGAGGATATGGCTTTAAATTTAGGTTTCTCTGGATTCAGAAGAGGTTCTTACGACTTCTATAAAACTGACTGGAAATACTTAAACGATGCTACTACTCGTGGATTAGTAGGGGATGTTGAAGGTGTTATTGTACCAGCAGGAACTTCTACAGTTTATGATCAACAATTAGGTAAGAACATTTCAAGACCATTTTTACACGTACGTTATAGAGCTTCTGAAGCTGATGACAGAAAAATGAAATCTTGGATTACTGGATCTGTTGGTGGAAACTACACAAGCGACGAAGATGCAATGAACGTTCACTTCTTATCAGAAAGATGTTTATGTGTACAAGGAGCTAATAACTTTGTATTGTTGAAAAAGATTTCAGCATAATAAAAACTAGTGTAATATTTACCCTTGTTGTATATACGAGGGTAGGTATTACCTTTATTAAATTATTTAATTATATTATATTATGGCTAAAAAAGCTACAGCTACAAAAAGCGAGGTTGCGCCTCAGCCAACTGTTGCAAAAACGGCACCAGTTCAAAAACAATCAGTTAAACCAAAGTGGGAATATAAAAACAGAACTTATTATTTAAGTACAGGTAAGTCTCCTTTAATATTTACACTACCAGCAAAGCATAATGGTAGAAAACCTTTATTATGGTTTGATGAAGAATCTGGTTATCAAAGAGAATTAAGATACGCTACTAATCAAGCTAGCCCTTTTGTAGACGAACAAAAAGGACAAGTTACATTAGGTCGTATTGTATTTAGAGACGGTGTATTAACCGTAAAAAAAGAAGATGTTGCACTGCAAAAATTATTATCATTATATCATCCATTAAGAAATAAAATATACAAAGAGCTTGATAAAGAAGCTAATTCTGTTAACGAACTTGAATGGATTGAATTTGAATTAGAAGCTCTTACAATAGCTAAAAACATAGATATAGATCACGCTGAAGCGATATTAAGATCTGAATATGGAGAAAAAGTTACAACTTTATCTACTAGTGAATTAAAAAGAGACTTGATGATATTTGCTAAAAGAAATCCATCATTATTTATTGAATTAGCTAATGATGATTCTATTCAATTAAGGAATACTGGAGCGAAAGCAGTTGAAGCGGGTATTTTAAGGTTATCAGCGGATCAGCGCACATTTACATATGGAGAGTCAAATAGAAAATTAATGACTGTTCCTTTTGATGAGCATCCTTATTCTGCATTAGCTTCTTATTTTAAGACTGATGATGGAATGGAAGTTTACAAAGCAATTTTAAAGAAACTTAACTAGGTTACACATTTTTATAGCGATTAGGCTGCATTAGTGTGGCCTAATTACTATAAATAAAAACAAACATATGAGCGTAAGTGTAGATACAGTTTACCAAAGAGTATTAGGTATACTTAATAAAGAACAAAGGGGTTATATAACACCGCAAGAATTTAATTTATTTGCTAATCAAGCGCAAATGGATTTATTTGAGCAATACTTTTACGATATAAACCAATTTGGCAGAATACCTGGGAACGATACAGAATATTCTGATATGCTAAATATACTTAATGAAAAAATAAATATATTTGAAACTTCCTCTTCTCCTAATAGAATTGGAAATTATTTTATTTTACCAGATAATTTATACAGATTAGGCTCAGTTATATATAAAAATGAAACAACAAATTCTTTTGGCGTTACTTCTACAGAAGCTATTGAAGCAGAACGTATAAACGCTAATGAGTTTTTATATATAAACTCCTCACCTTTAACAAAACCACAAAACATACGCCCTATATTTGTTGCTAACTCAAACGGCATAAGAGTATATGGTAATTCAGAAATAACTGAAGGTACTGATATAGAAATACAGTATATAAAGAAACCAGCAAAAGTACAATGGAAGTACCAAAATGTATTTGGAGAGGCTTTATATGATGCTACCTATTCGGTAGACTTTGAACTACATTCTTCTGAAGAAACTGAATTGGTTTTTAAAATATTAGAATTAGCTGGAATATTGATAAAAGACCTATCTGTATACCAAGTAGCTAATAGCGAAGAACAAGAAACTATTCAACAAGAAAAAGCATAATATATGGGTTTAATAAATCAAACAGATGAACAATACTATTTAGGACCTGATGGTGTTTGGAATAGTTTTGATGAAAACTACGGTAGTTATCAGTTTACTAGTATAAAAGATATTATAAATAATTTTATGATAGCTTATGTTGGTGAAGAAAAAATTATAAGCAAAGCAAAAAGAACCGACGTAATGTTTCATGCAAAACGCGGTATTCAAGAGTTTAGCTTTGACTTACTACCTTCTATTAAATCTCAAGAAATAGAAATTGGTACAAATTTAAGCTTTATACTTCCTAAAGACTATGTTAACTATGTGAAGCTAACTTGGTTAGATCAAAGCGGTATAGAAAGAATTATATACCCTACTAGTAAAACAAGTAATCCATTACCTATACTACAAGATAATAATATGGAATATTTGTTTGATGAGCAAAGTGAAGAAATAATCACAGCGGATGAATCTGAAACTAGAAAAAAATTTCAATCATCTGGCAGTCCTAATAAAGAATATGCTGATAATATTAACAATGAAGATTTATTAAACGGAGCTTCTTTTGGAAGAAGATATGGGTTAAACCCTGAGCATTCTCAAATTAACGGGGTGTTTTATATTGATCCATTGCAAGGAATTATTTTCTTTGATTCTTCTATGGTAAATCGCATTGTAACTTTAAAATACATTTCAGATGGTTTAGCTACTGATGAAGAAATGGTGGTACATAAATTTGCAGAAGAGGCTTTATATAAATATATTGCTTATTCTATTTTATCTACAAGAGCTAACACTCAGGAATATATAGTATCTAGATACAAAAGAGAAGCTGCAGCAGCTAGAAGAAATGCTAAAATACGTTTATCTAAAATTAAAATAGAGGAAATTACACAGGTAATGCGTAATAAATCTAAAATTATAAAACACTAGAATATGCCAGAATTGATCCATACGTTTACATCAGGTAAAATGAACAAAGACCTTGATGAACGTTTAGTGCCAAGCGGCGAATATAGAGATGCTATAAATTTAGAAATCTCTACTTCTGACGGTAGTAATGTTGGTGCTTTACAAAATATAGCAGGTAATGCTTCTAAATTTTATAGAAGTTTAAACCCTAGTACAAATGTATATACTTCTTGGACAAGCGGTTATATTAACTCATTAACAAACCCATCTAAAATTGGTCAAATAAAAGATGATGTTAATGAAAAGATATATTGGTTTATAGCTAGTGACGATGTAAGTGCTATTGCTGAGTATGACCAAAAAACAGAGGTGGTATCGCCTATATTAGTAGACACTAATAGTATATTAAAATTTAGCAAAGACTATTTAATAACAGGTGTAAATATTATTGAAGGTTTATTATTTTGGACAGACAACCAAACTGAACCAAAAGTAATTAATGTAAAAGATTTTAAAGAAGCTAATAAAAATAGCAATTTTATAACTCATAGTGTTTTTTATGGAGCAGACAGTAATTTAGCTCGTAATTTTATAGAATCAGATATAACTGTAATTAAAAAAGCGCCTGTAAACCCATTAGTTTTAGAATTATCAAATACTAAAGCTGTAGATGCTAATGGAAATCCCGCTATTATAAATGGCACAGCACAGCAAAACTTTATTATAGATGATATAAATAATCCACCCGAAAGAATACCGGCGCCAATAGGTACTCAATTTACTATAAATTGGTTGTCAAGCCCTTATCCGTTTTATTCTGTTGGGGATGTATTAACATTCGAAGGTTCTATATCAACAGATGGTGGTGGCACAGAAGAATATATTGTAAGAGCGGAGGTATTAAGCGTACCACAAGGTGAAACACAAAATTCTATAGTTATTTCTATATTATCTGTTCCAGAAACCTTGCAAGATGTAACTATAACATGGTCTGTAACTTTAGAAGAAGACCCTTTCTTTGAATTTAAATTTCCTAGATTTGCTTATAGATATAAGTATAAAGACGGTTATTACTCTTCCTTTTCAACATTTTCTGAAATAGCATTTTTACCTGGAGATTTTGATTATGAGCCTAAAAAAGGCTATAATTTAGGAATGGTAAATCAAATGAAGCAATGTGTTATTAAAAATTTTGCTAACTTAGATACTCCTATTGATGTTGTAGAAGTTGATTTACTTTATAAAGAAGCCGGCAATCAAACTGTTTACGTTGTTGATACTTTTAAAAGAAATAGCGATATATGGAATGCAAATGAATTTATTATTAAATCTGAAATTATTTCATCAGCATTACCATCAAATCAAATATTAAGAGTATATGACAATGTACCTCGAAAAGCCAAGGCTCAAGAAATAACGGGTAACAGATTGGTTTACGGCAATTATTTACAAAATTTTAATTTAATAGATGAATTAAATAATCAAGTAGTGCCTTCTTTAGACGTTTCAATTTCTCATAATTCAGATTTAGAGGTTTTTCCTAATGTTCCTAATAAATCAATAAAAACACAAAGAACATATCAATTAGGTGTTGTTTTTCAAGATAATTATGGACGCCAAACACCTGTTTTTTCTTCTGAGTCTGCTGCCGTTAAATTATTAAAAAATCAATCTATAAATTATAATAACATAACAGTAAAAGCAAAAGGTAATAAACCTAAAGAGTTTACTGGTTTTAGATATTATATAAAAGAAACTTCTAATGAATATTATAATTTAGCTATGGACCGCTGGTATGATGCAGCTGATGGTAATGTTTGGATTAGCTTCTCTTCATCAGATAGAAATAAAGTAGATGAAGAAACATTTTTAGAATTAAAAAAACGACATGATTCTAGTGAACCTGTATTAGAGTCAGCTAAATACAAAATAATAGCTATATCTAATGAAGCCCCTACATTCTTAAAAGAAACAGTTGCTGTATTAGGGGAAGTGTCTGGTTCTATAGACCCAACCTCTGCGCCTGAGCCTGATTTCCAGTTGTTTAGAGTTAAGAAACAAGATGTAGATAGCAACTCCTCTAAAGCAATTTTAGACCCATCTTCTATATCAAAGACTAGATTGGTTAGGTTTTTTGATAATCAAAATATATCAGAGTATTATAAAATATCAATTATTGAAGAGGTTAATATAGAAGGAGTAGACTGGTATTCGGTCGGCATTGAAAATAAATTTGGAGATGACGTAAAATGGATGTTTGATGATTCTAGCAACCTTATTGAAGGGGTTTCAACTGAGTTTTCTTTAAAAGAATTTGAAAATAAGCCAGAATTTGAAGGTAGATTTTTTGTAAAACTATATAAAGACACTACTTTACAAGAATATTTATTAAACAGCGATAATTCCGCTAATTATATTGTTGCTCAAGGGTTCAACTTAGGCTGGACTGACGTTTTTCTTTCAAGAGATGCTATTTTAGGTCCTTATTGGGAACAAGGGTTCTTTATAGATAATGGAACTGTTGCTTATGCTCCAGGTGGTAGACCAAGCAGAGGTGGTGGATTTACTATAGGCGGACAAGATTTAACAATAGGTTTTGCGGGTATATGGGATGAGGGACCTGATTTTGGAGTTGGTAAAACAGTCTATACACAATACAGAAGAGCAGTTAGTATATTAGAAAGTGTAGGTGGCTTATTTAGATTTAAAGAAGACCCAGATGGTGTAGTATATAAAATAAAATCTGTAGACCCTGTAGAGGCTTTTAGGAATTACCAAGATGATCAACTTAAAGAAAGTTATAATAATGGATCTAATAAAAGAAAAAGATGGTATTTAAAAGTACAGCCCGTAGATCCAGCAAATGGAACTGGTTTATTCCAAGGGCCTTCTGGTTGGTCATTCCCAGCGCCAGCAGGAACGTATAAAGGGTGGAACCAGCCTGGATCTCCACAAATACAGTTTTTATCAGCAATACCAGACAATAATGCATTTACATCAACAAATCCAGCTATATTTGAAACAGAACCAAAAGAATCTGCTGAATTAGAAATATATCATTCTGCTTCAAAAATATATCCAATTTCTGAATATGGTAATGCTCATACATTAGATTGGTTTAATTGCTATTCATTTGGTAATGGAGTTGAATCAGATAGAATAAGAGACGACTTTAATGCAACTACTATTGATAATGGACCAATTGTTTCTGCTGTTTTAAAAGAACCTTATAACGAAGATCGTAGGTTAACTGGTTTAATATTTTCACAAATATTTAATTCAGTATCAGGTGTTAATGATTTAAATCAATTTATTCAAGGAGAAAATATTACTAAAGATTTAAATCCTATATATAGCTCTATACAAAAGCTACATTCTAGAGATACAAATTTGGTAACTCTTTGTGAAGATAAGTGTTTACGTATACTAGCTAATAAAGATGCTCTATTTAATGCAGATGGTAATGCTAATGTTACATCTAATACCAATGTACTAGGTCAAGCCGTACCTTATGTTGGTGAATTTGGAATTAGTAAAAACCCAGAAAGCTTTGCTTCTTATGGTTATAGGGTTTATTTTACAGACAAAAACAGAGGTGTTGTTCTTAGATTATCAAACGATGGACTTGAGGAAATCTCTAGATATGGTATGAGCGACTTTTTTGCTGATAATTTAAAAGAATCAGACGCTATTTGGGGTAGTTTTGATGACGATAAAGGAGCTTATAATGTTTCATTAAGCAAACTATCTAATGAATGGAGCAACAAGCTAGAAGATGGTGTTATTAGTTCTGGAGTAACTAATATAGTAAAACCAACATCAACTACAATTAGCTTTAAAGAGAGTGTTAAAGGATGGGAGAGTAGAAAAAACTTTAGCCAAGAAGGAGGTATAACTTTAAATGATAGGTATTATACTTTTAAAAACGGTATAACCTGGGAGCACAGAGTAGCTGGGGTTAATCAAAATAATTTTTACGGAACCCAATATGATAGTGCCGTTACGTTGTTAATTAATGATATGCCTACTGTTGTAAAAAAATATAAAACTTTAAACTATACAGGTAGTCAATCTAGAAAATATGTGTATAGCAATAATGATTATGATAGCTTAAATATTGCAGAGGTATCAGAATTACAGCTGCAAGATATAACTTCAGAAACTTTAGATAAAAACGGTTGGTATACTAATTATATAAAAACAGATTTACAGGAAGGTTATATAAAGCAGTTTTTAGATAAAGAAAATAAGTGGTTTAATTATATAAAAGGGGATGCTACTTATTTTAATAGTAATACTGACAACAACATTGATTCAAAAGAATTTTCAGTTCAAGGTATTGGAAGAGCTTCTGTTGTAACAGCACCGCCTATTAGTACTTATAATGTTCGTGTATTTAACAATAATACTTCTGTGAATTATACTATTTCTGAAATAAACTTTACAGCAACTGTTGGCGATGATTTAAATGATACTGGTGTGCAAAGCTTATTAATAACACCAGATGAAGGGTATACTATATCAACTTCTAACTTTAGTATAATAAATACGCCTGCTGAAATAATAAATACCTCATTTACTCAATCTAGTAATAATATTATATTTAGCTTTGAGTTCGCAGATAATACATTGATGCCTAGTAACAATGTAGATTTTGCCTTAGAAATACAAGGTACTGCACAGGATCAATTATATTTAATTCAAGGAGGTTATGAAATTAACGGAACAAATAGTACTCCTAATCAAGAAGTAAGCGTATATACTGGAGCAGGAGCATTTAATAGTACTTCTGTTATATTAACAAAAACTGTGAATGCAGATAATGGGTATTATTTCTTTGAAGAGCCTCAATTATCAATAGCAATAGGTAATCAAAACAACTATGATGTAGCAACAAATAAAACTTATGACGTAGATCAAAACTTAGTAGCTGTTGAGTTTGTAGTTTCATATACATTCCCTAATGTAAACATAACT